GGCTTCAATTTCAGTATTACCGTAAGTTCCACCTCTTAATATGGCGGTACTAATATTTCCTCCACCTTCTTGACCTTTTTCATATACGAATAACATAACATCTACTAAACCTGTTATAATTTCTTTTGGTCGTTTATCTAGTGTTGGAGTAATTCCACTATGTGTTATACCTAATACATCTGTATAATCTTTTTTCTCTGCGTGAGAAATAAAGATTAAAGTATAACCCATTTGTCCTAAACTATTCACAACTTCTTGGAATTCATCTCTAACTTTTCTATATCCTTTACCAAAAGCCATATCTGTTAAGTCTTCAACATCTGCTTGAACTTTAATAAATTTTTCTACTAAGCTCCACATGATATCGACGGTATCAATAATAATTGTGCTATACATTTCTCTAACTTCTGGTTTCTTTAATTGTTTTACATAATTTTTTAAATCTAACCAAGAAGTAATAGGAACTGCTTTGATACCATCAATTAAATTAAATCCTGCTTCAAATGCTAATAATAAAGGTTTATCAAATTGGCAGGCTACAGTCGTTTTACCTACTTTAGCTCCACCATAGAATAAAAACATTTTTCCTTGAACCCCTGCTTTTACTTTATGAGGTTCCACATTTAATAAATCTAATGCTGCCATTTATACCTCCTAAAATAATAAATCTGCTCCAGCTGCTTTATTTGTTGCTGCTGTCATTTGAGTTCTTGCGTTGAATCTTTCTATAATATCATTATTTTGAGCTGTGATGATTTGTTGTAAATCTTTTAATTTATATTCACTATCATCTGCTTCTGTTGGTGGGGTTCCTGCTGTAATTCTTAATAATCTAACAGTGTTAGTGAATGTTTGTTTTAATGGTTCGCCGAATCCTAATTCTTTCTCAATTACTCTTTCGTGTTGTTCATATACTATTTGACCACATAAAGTAACTAAGTCCCCAGGATTGTAATTGTCGTTAATATATTAAACAGCTGCTGGATCATCAAATCTTAAAGTTAATTCATTAACTCTTCCACCGAAACCAACATTTAATAATTTTAAATCATAAGTGTCGGTATTATTACCTTCACGATCTACCACTTCTTTAATTGAAGCAATAACTCCCTGTACCTCGAAACTATTTTGGTTAACAGCATCATTTGCCGCAGCTCTTATAAATGAACCACTAATTCTCCAATTATTAACAATTCTATTATCTCGATCAGAATAAAAACTATTATCTTCAATACGACCGTTGCTAACTACAATCTTTGGAGCCTTGGCAATTCCCACAGTTCTTGCTGAAGGATAATCTAATAATTTAGCTAATCTCTCGTAAATAGTATTTTTTTCACCAGACGTTTTTAATTCGTAAGCAAAAACTGTAACCGGAATAATATATTCATTGTCGGTCATGATTTCTAACTCACCAGATAGATATTTACGTCCATTTTTATCTACCTTGTTTTCAAGGGAATTATCCATTAAAGTTCCCTGAATGGTTACTCTGTTTAACATTTGTTTTAAATCTTCTTTAGCCATAATATTCCTCCTAAATTAAACATACTTAATTATATCACTATTTTTCGCTCTTGTCAAGTTCATTTTGTAATTCTGCTAAACTTTTTTCTTCGCCATCTTGTTCAGTGGTTACTTTAGTATTTTCAGCAAAAGCATCTAAATCTAGGAAACCTAATCTTCCATGTTGATAAAACAAACCAAAATTTTTGTTTTGAAGATTTGGGTGGCTATCAATTAACTTGCTAATTTCAGCTATGATTTCTTTCACATCTGTCATATGCTCAAATTCTTGAAGCTCTTCTTTTTCTTCCATAAAATCCTCCTCGTTTTTCATGCTTATGATTATATCACATTTCTTACCTCTTGGCAAGTTTTTTGAAAAACTTTTTTAAAAATTTTTTATGGTTTTTTATTTTTTTAAAAACTCATTTTTCTTGCGCATTTCGTTAAAAATTATTTATTAAATATATTATATTTAAAAAACCATTTTAATGTTATACGCAAGTTTATTTTGCTTTAATGGTGAAACTAAAAAAAAGGGGAATGTCTATACTGACATTCCCTATACTATTAAAAGAATGGAGCGACGGCTTTTATAAGCCATCAAACTATCCTCCTCATTTACCAAATTATCTTATATTCCTTTTGAAGTCAGTTATATATGATTTGTATTTAATATTATGTCGCTCCAAAAGTTAATATAAACAGAAGGGGAGGAAAACTCCCCATCTATTCTTGATACTCAGAATTAAAGGTTACCTTTAATCATACGAGCTACAGTGATGTTTTCTCCTGCTCTAGGAACATAAGAAGCTTCGCGAGCTACTCCACCAACTGTGATTTGGTATCCATTAATGCTTTCTCCGTTGAAAGCTTGAGCAAATAATTCAGCTACTGTTTCAGTTCCGTGACTGATAACTGGATTAGCTCCTCCTGGTACTTTTGTAATTACTAATGAATAAATGTTTTCCATATGAAAATTCCTTCCTTTCTGCTTTAAGCAATTCATTATTCAATGATTTTTTAATCATTACAATATAATTATATCAAATTATATTTCCATTTGTGAAGTATTTTGTGAAAGTTTTTACAACTAAAAAATCTCTTCTTGGGTTGTAATTGGAACTTCGTTTAATACTTCTGGTTCTTCAAAACTTTCTTCATACTTGTTGTAGTGATTATCAAAGATAGTTTTAAAATAATAAGTTCCAACATGTTCCATAACTAAGTCAATAAATTGAACTATCATTAGGGACGCTGTTTGTAATACGATTGGTAATACAGTTATTGATGTCCCACATGCTGATACCTCAGCATTATCGTCATCATAAAAATCTGCTTCGTATTTACTAAAATCTTTTACGCTCATATCAAGAGAATAAACCCTTGCCTGATCTGAGCCTAAACGACTTTCCCAACAATGGATAATATCTTTATTTTGTTTGGCAGCTAACCAAAGTTCTTTACGAACTTTCATACTGTCCACTAATAAAAATACATATCCTTTCATTGTATCTATTCCAGGATGTTCATCATCGTGTGTTGGTAGAACTGCTTGTGTAAATACATTTACAACAATATTTGGGTTAATAAGTTTTAATTTTTCTGCTAACGCTTCTGCTTTTAACTTGTTTAAGTCGTTTGTATCGTAATATTGATTTGGAATATTATGTATTTCTACATCATCAAAATCATATATATTTAATACCGGACAACCCATTCTTGCTAATTCCATCGCAACAAATGATCCTGTTGCTCCCACACCTATAATGTGAATTGGATATTTTACATTATCAGGTGAGAATACACTAATATGTCTTGATAAGTCCATAGGACTTCACTCCCTTCTTTCAATAATTAAATCTATTATTTAATTATTACTTATATATTATATCATTTTTTATAACCATTTGTGAAGTTTTTATTAGCATTATTTATCTAAAATGTCTTGCCAATAATTTGGATCACTTAACACTTCATCAAATGAGGTTACATATTTTACGTCAACATCTTCAAGCATGGGTTTAATAGTGCTTTTGCGACTTTTCCCGCCGCTTTTATAACTACTTTCCCATTTTTTATAAGGCTCTGGTTCTTTTGTTGAAGTGGTATATTCCTTTTTAGTAACTTTAGCTTTAATTTCGTCTTCGATACTTTTGCGAAGTTCTGCTGCTCCTGGATTATATGTTTTTAAATCAGCTTGATCCATATGAACTTTTAATCCATGTTCGTAATCATAAATATCAATATGATATTCACGCTTTTTATTTGTGATTAAACGAATAAACCAAGGATTACCGTCTTTAAAATATTCCATTTGACTATCATCTTGACCTGATGGGGTTGGACTCATATTAACATGAGAATGGCCCCACATTTTAATTTGACATTGTTTTTCTACTGGTGTATTATTCCAAAATTCTAATAATGCTTCTGGATCAATTTCTGTTGTTGCTGAATGAACTTGTTGTTTTAATAAAATACAATCAGTAATTAAGAAACCCACATTGTCAAATTTTTCAACATATGCTAACCATCCAATTTCTCCATCTGATAAATCGCAATATAATTCCATTTTTTGACGGGCTTCAGGTAATACATACAATTCATATCTATTATCTAAAAATGTTACTGTCTTAGCCATATTATTTAGCTCCTTTCATTAATTCATTATATAAATCTATATCATTGTCTTTACAATATAATAAGAAAGTATCGTCTTTACCAGAGTAACTATTAACATTCTCTGATTTATATGGAGTATATAAACTGCCAAAACTATATTCGTTTTTATGTTCATATAACCAGTTTAAAAATTCTTCCCAAGTCATTGCTGATAATTTTTCAGCTAATGGAGTATTTGGGTGTGTTTCACATATATGTTTTCTCATTATATCTAATGCGACACAATATACTAATGTATTATTATCATCATAAATTGGATACCACCATACTTTTTTACCAGCATAATCTCTAATATTGGCTGTCGTGATATATTGTTTAAAACACATAAAGTAGTAATCTAATCCATGTTCTGCTGCTCTAGCAATAACATCATTAAATTCACCTCCGCATAAATGTCCTTTACCAAAATGTAAATATCCTATTGAAGACCAATTATTGTGTTTAAACATATCATCAAATCTATGGTCTAAAGTTTCAATAAATTCCGGAGTAAATGTTGGGCCTATAGCTACTCTTGTTCCTACCATACCAAAATGATTACCTTGATAAATGTATTTTGCTGCTTTTACTAAGTATGGATTATTTTCAAAACTTGATAAAGAGAAGCATTTACCTAATGGTTCTGATGTATTTATT